ATCTTCAAATGTCTCCATTCTTTGTGCAAGGTCTTTAATCATACTTTCTGCGACGGATAGACCTCGTACATATCCGACCATATTTGAATACGAAGCAAAGTCTTTTGCTGCTCCGTCTCCTAAATTTATTAATACTGTTTTGCGCTGATCATCTATTCGAGACAATAATAGCTCTAGCGTTTGGTCCATGTGTTACTCCTTGGGTTGTTTATCCTTTTGTTGTACCGCTTGGACACCTATTTTAGCGCCCTCTATAAATTGTTTAGTTTCTAGTTCTTTATTAGCCATTACAGAATCTACACCTAACTGAGCACCAGCAATTCTTTCTTGGGACTCAATACGCATTTTATCAAGTTCAAGTCTAGCTTGATCTGCTTGAATATCGGCCATAGTTTTTTGCTGTTTGATTTGTAAATCTTGTGCTTTAAGTTGTAACTCTTGTTGTTGCATTTGTATAATTGGATCTTGTTGCTGTTGTTGAGCTTGTTCTTGTTGAACCTCAGCAGCACTCTTAGCCGCAAGTTTTTTACCTGCTTCTGCCATAAGTTTAGATAATTCAAACTCTATATCCTCTGGTAGTGTTTCATCAGGTTTAGGTAATGGAACACCTAACTGTTCTTCAAGTTGTTTTCTATATTCAAACGCCACGTGCTCGTTAATGTGTGCCATAGCTGCAGCTTGAATTGCGCCTGCTTGTGGATTTTGTCCTACCATTTGTTGAATCTTAGGATCTTGCATAGCTGCCATATGAACAGAAATATGAGCTTGATGATCTTGATAAATAAATGCTTTAACAGGTTTACCATTGATAATGTTCATATTTTCTGACACAGGATCTTTTGGTTTTTGATCATCAGCCGATGGTATGAGTTTTCCAATATTCTTAACACCAAGTACTTCTAACATTTGTTTATTAAGTTCTACTTGATCATAAATTTGTGGATTAGATTGTGCCATTTGCATCACAGCTTGATACTGAACAACTTTCTGTGACATGGTTGCCGCATTAGGATCACTAACTGGTATCACATCTACGTTATCATAATCAGCTTGCTTAGCACGGCGATCACCTATTTCAGGATCATAACTATATTCTGTTGGTGTGTAGTCACGAATAATACCTTTGAGTAATTTAAACTCTTGTTTCATTGCGTAGTAAATACGAGCTTGAACTGCACTCATTACTTTTAATGTTCGTTCTAATATAGCTAACGTAGTACCTACTGGAGAATTAGCAGACATATCTGATACTTTCATATCAGCTGCTGATGCAAAACGACGTCCTTCCTCAATGATTTGATTCATTAATTGGTTAAGAACTTGACTTGGTTCTTTGTAAGGCAACGGTAAAATGTTATCGCGTATTGCACCTGATGGTACATCTACATCTCTAAATTCACCTGGTGCAATAGGCGTGTCGTCGCCTTTAATACGTAAGCCTCTTGACTTGAGACCACCTGGTAAGTTTGATAGGGTACCCGCGTCAACAAGTTGACGTAAGATCATAGTACCTGATTTGGCGAAAGCACCTATCAAATGAATTAAACCGAAGCAATAGAAACCAAAGCCTGGTATGTAACCGTAGTGAACAAAGTGTTGGCGTTTAGATTTTAACTTATCATCTGGATTCCAATTACGACGAATTGCTAAGATAGTGCCTGTACCTTTTTCAATAGTGACTACGTAAGGTAACGCTATACCATCTTCACTGTCGCCATTTTCTAAATCTAAATTAACATGTAATTCAAGAATCTTATACCGATCATCTTCTGTTGGGTTGAAGCCTAATTTCTCTGCAATCTTTTTCTCTGCTTCATCAATATCTAAATACGGATCACCTAAATCTACATCACGATAAAAACCTGCTACTTGTAATCTATGTAATTCATTTTTAGTCTTGCGCATCACATGAGTGACACGTTCAGCCGTTTCTAAATTAGATGCTCCATATGGAACTACAATATCTTCAGCTGGAACATACATCGCCACTTGACGTTCTAACGATGGATCATAATAAACTTTTTTAAATGCATTACCTGATAAACCAAGACCCCATAACATGCGTTCATGTTCAGGTCTATATTCAGGCATCATGTCCGTGAGCTGATAGTTCATATCATCTTTTACACGTTCAGCAGCATCTTCTTTTTCTTTTGTTTGTTTGCCGATGATTACAGTTTTAACTGGGCCTGCGGCGGGGAATGTCTCCATCATAGTTTCAGCTTGGAACTTAACCAGCGCTTCTGTCATCAAGGGGTGGTACACATTGCATGCGCCGGGCCACGGTTCTGTTCTGTCTTCTACTTTTAAACCTAGTAACTCTAAGCCATCTACATAAGTAGTTAACCAATCTTTTCTTGAATTTATGTCAGCATCAAACTCACCAAGCAAATCACCTGACAACTCCGTCAACTGACCTTCGTTCATCTCTTCTGCTAAGTTATCATTAAACTCATCGTCCTCTTTACCAGGCACAATAGTAATTTCCATGCTACCGTCATCGAGCGTAACACTCTCTGGGTTTTCAATTTCAATACTTAACGCGGTTGTTTCTGGGTTTTGTGGATCTTGATCTAGTCCCATTGGAGCTTGGTATACACTTTTATCTATATTGTTTGCCATATGTTATCCTTATATTGCGTATAATCTGTTTCGTGAACTTCTAAATCCTGGTATATCTTCAGCTTCATCACTAGGTAATCTAATAAAGCCACCTTGTCTAAACCTCATTAATGCTAGTGTCGTGCTGTCCACCAAGTCATCATTCGCACCGCTAGGAAAATCATTACATTCTTCTATGACTTCTTTTGCCCACCGTCTATCAGGTGCCCATACTATACCACTTCTAAATAAATCAGAAATTGCATTGACTCGACTGATCTTATCTTGTCCTTTACCTGGTGTAAATTCACCGATAGGTAGCCCCATTCTGCGCATTTCTTGATAAAGTGCGGCTCCATTAGACTTTTTTTCTACCATAAACGCATCGGGCTCCCATTCCTTGTACTCAGCTAGTACAAGTTCTTTGAGATCAGGGAATTCTAATCGTTTTTTAATTGAATTTAGCAATATTATATTATAGTTATTGACTTCTTCGTTAAAAAAGACGCCCCAAGTTGTTAAAGCGTTGTAATCTGCCCTATTATTTGTTTCTTGTGCCGCATCTAGGCTCATAATAGTGAATTCGCAATCGGGAGGGTCTTCTTTTTCCCATATTTTCCACCATTCTCTTTTAATTAAGGCGCCTTCTTCTGATACTGGGTTTTGTAAGTACTGCGCATTCCAATATCGTGTATCTAGTGCAGCTTTTTTAGCCAGTAATTCTTCTAAACTCCAAAATTCTGGCCATAATGGTTTTTCAGTCCCGTTTTTATCTTCAATAATAGCAGGAAACTCAATAACTTCCCACTCATCTACGCCTTCTTGCTTTATCATTTGATTAACTATTTGGCCGGTCAAGTCTAGCTTAGACCAACGAGTCATAACTACAATGATCGCACCGCCTGGCATAAGACGTTGAATTGGACCAGACTGAAACCACTCCCAAGCAGGGAGAAAAACATCAGCTCGTCCAAGTTTAGCATCCTGTTCAGAGTGTGGGTCATCAATGATAAACAAATCAGCCCCACGACCAGCGAGGGCACCACCCACACCAATAGCAAAATATTCTCCATTAAAATTTGTTCCCCATCGTGAAGCAGATTTACTGTCTGCTTGTAGTTCTACTGTCGGAAAAATATTCTTATACGCCTCGCTACCCACCAAGTTACGGACACGACGACCAAAACTAACCGCCAGGTCAGCTGTGTGAGACGCCATAATAACCTTTTTGTGAGGAAATTTACCGAGGAACCATGCAGGCGCAAGATATGAAATAAGCTCTGACTTACCATGTCTCGGTGCAATGTTAACAATAACTCGTTTCTTCTTTCCCGCAGCAATATCTTCAAATATCTTAGCCAACCTCGCATGATGCTCTCCTACCATATATCCTGGATAAACGTGATGTATAAAATCTAAAAAAGTTTCTTTGCCAGACTTCTCAACAACTTTGCTTGTATATACTTTAAGAAGTCTTTGAAGTTTAACTTTGTCTGCTGGCTCCGCTATTTGAAAGAGCGCCTCTAGTTCCTCAATTTCTTTTTTAGTTATTGTTAGTTTTGGTTCTAGCATTTTCTACAATTTCTGCATCTATAATTTGGCTTTTAGGTTTTAGTACCGCTTTCTCTTTTAATTCTTTTAACATGGATAGTAATTCAGTTTCAACTTCTTCCATCGTCTCCATTTTGTATGTAATTTCAGTTTTTCTTTTAAACGCATCAACGCCATCGATTTCACCGATTGCTCTTAGAGCTGCAATTTTATCTCTATCTGTTTTAGCTCCGGCAACTAATTGGACAAAGTTGTTTACCACAAAAAGTTTAAGATCT